GGCTACCTAGATATTGTAGCTAACTACCCTGGCCGCGTAATTTCTTGCGGCCACGCCGACGTGGACGGCTGTTTTGGCCTTGCCCTTGGGAAGTGGTTTTGGGTGGACCGGGCTTGTGGTCTACACGACCAGTGCCAACTTTTGACTTGACGGCCATCAGGCTCCAGTCGCAGTACCTGCTGCGATGCTAGCAGTCACGTCAAAACCAGGATCAACGGTTCCGTCAGACACCAGAGCAATAGTGACATTGATCCGGCCAATATCAAGGTGTTCCTCCTCTGGAGTTTCGCTGTATCTCCACTGCATTGCATACGGCGCAATATTGCCGCTAAACGTGTGGCCCTTCCAAATAAGCGGTGGCAAAGGAAATGAAAGATAGCCGCCGTTTTGACTTTGATAGTGGGTACGGATCAGCGTAGCTTGTGCATCAGTAATGGCGTTGTAGCCAAGCGTCAGTTGATAATTCTGTGGTGAAGTGTTATGCCTGAAGCGCACGATCCCCGCACTCAGGCTCGGTTCCTCCGTCAGCGGAAACACTCCAAAGTCGTATGACCTCGTGTTGGGTTCCAGCTCGGGGAACGTCGCCATTAGTTCTGCAGCGTGATGACACTGGAGGCAACAGCAAAGCTGCCACCGCTGGTGCTTACATCGGAGAGGAAATCATTGTATGCAATTAGCTCATCGGCGCTGCTGGCTCCACCACGGGATTTGTAGTACACACACCCGCGAGCAGTTAAAGTACTGCTGGGCCAGGTAACGGCAGCAAATGCAATCGTTACTTTGTCGTTAGCCGTATCTTTCGTGACGGTAACAGCAGACGCAACTCCACCTGCTGTATAACCGGTTCCAACTACCTCGTTAGTTACATTACTCCGCTTGGTATCTGTATCTTTATTGGGGACATAGGCGCTGGTAACCAGGATCGCTTTGAAAGTATCCGTATCAAAGTCGATGGCGCCGCGTGCCATGTCATCAATCGCGGAGTTATAGATCAGGGATGCCATGGAAAAGTTGCCAGATAGTGCTAGTTTACCGGCTCAACGGGCCAAGTAACTTCACCGGGGAAGCCGGTTTGCTCTGTCAGATCCCGCAACTCCTGTCGGTAAATAGCCCAGGTTGCACTGTCTACCGGGGAATCGGGTAGCTGGGTCCAGTCGCATTGCGCCAAGCGACCATTGCGCTCATTGCGAATTTCAAAAGCGCGGGTGTCGGCATCGGCTTGAATCTCACCTGCCGTTTTGTCACGGATAATCCAGGCGGTTTCCCAGCGGCTGAGATCTGCGTTATACGAGCAGCCGTTTTGCTCGACCGTTTCAGTTGCTCGGTCAAATTGCGGGTTGGTACTGACTACAGGCAGCACGTCAAACGATGCCAGCAGCTCATCTGACACGGTATCAGGGAAGCTAACCTGCGGGTTGTCCCGCTTCAGTGCATCGACCGAATAGGGGAACGTTGTGACTGCTTGGCCCGTAGCTAGGACGTACATCTCACTGACTGGGTGGGTTTACTTGCTCGGCAATTACGTCGTGCATTAGCTGGGCTTTCCGGCATTCTACGATACTGGACTGAAGAAGCCCTTCAAGAAGGGTCTTAAACTCTTGCATGTCGGGATCGTCGCCAATGCGAGCGATGGCCAGCTCATAGTTAGTGATGTTGACTTGGTATTCGGTAACTTCCCGAACACGGCCTTGAAGGGCTGCCTCCAGCATTTCTTGGCGAATCTTTTGATCCATGTGTTTAGCAATTTATGTAGTAATTGTACCAAATGCCATGCCTGTTACTGCGTTAGTTGGCGCAGCGCCTCCATCAGTGACATAAGCGCCAAATCCTGCGCCGGACCACCTGTAAAAAGCATTGGCTCCGTATGGAAAACCCCTTCCAACCGCAATCTCGGTTCCTGTAGGGGCAAAGGCTAATGAAGTAATTTGACTTGCCGAAGTTGTTGCGGGATTTGCAAATTTTGTGCCGAATCCGGTTGCGTCGGACCATGCGTAGGCTGAAATGTAAGGCGAAACAAGATGACTAAAGACTACGACATCGCCAACAGGACTAAAAGTAATGCCAGACGGGTTGCCGGGGGGCAGTACGGTTGGGTTTGCATATTTTGTTCCGAAACCTGTAGCGTTGCTCCAGGGGTAGCCCATGACGAAAGGTGACGACGAGGTGCCGTTGCCGCCATAAACAAGCGCGCCGCCAGTGGGTGAAAATTTAACGTATGCTCGATTCCCGGAGGCAAGACTTGTTGCTGGATTTGCAAATTTAGAACCAAAGCCGCTAGCGGATGACCATGGGTAAGCATCTATATTTGCTGGGCTTACACCAGTTCCTATTGCTACGGCACCTGCATTCGGTGCAAAATCTATAGACCCACGCACGGCACCAGATGGCGACCCAGGAGCACTATATTGTGTGCCAAAACCTGACGCGGTTGTCCATCGGTAAGCGTAAGTATATGGAGGACCAAGCTCTCTCCCAAATAAAACTGCGTCGCCAGCAGGCGATACAGCGATAACTGCAATATCAACGTTAATGCCAGCGGCATCTGCATATTTAGTCCCAAAACCTGCAGCAGACCAAGGCCACGCTTGTCCGGCTATATTGCTAGCAGACCCATCAACAAAAATCGCATTCCCGCTCGGGGAAAAAGCTACTTGCTGAAAGAAAGCTCCGATGCTAGGCGCTGCTCCATACGCAGTTCCATAGCCTGTAGCGGAAGTCCATGGGTACACCTTTAATAAGTTATTGTTGCTGACAACAGCTAAGTAATAAGTGGAACTGCCGCCACCGCCTGCTGCGCCTTTTGCGGAGCGTACTTTATCTGCCAACATTATGCGTTACCCACTCGTGCGCCATAGATTACGCCGCCGACTTTCCACAACGTAATAGCAGTAAATCCAGTGGTGTTGAGAGTAGGTGCGGCTCCTGTATCAGTTTTCCAGGTTACGGCAACCGAACTCCATGTGATTGTGTAAGCCGTACCATCGTCAACCATTAAGGTCAGCGATTGTCCGTTTGCCCACGTTCCAGCGGTAGGTGTTGATGCTGCAGTTAACGTCCACGTCTGGATTGAGCCGTTTGTCGGGGACAGAGCAGGCGTAGTTCCAGTTACCGCAAAAATTTCCTCGGTATATCCATTTGTCAGTGTGCCAGCTTCAATCGTTTTGCTGGAAATTGTCGTCAGGTTTGCCAGGTCTTCTCGCAGGAGAGGGTAGCCTCCTGCAAGGGCACCATCGTGGACGACCAGTGTGTCCTTGGTGGTGTCAACGGTTAACTCACCAAGGGCGCCGGTAAAACTGGCGTGTTCGGCAGTTGTGCCACGGCGGCGCTTGACTTCAGTAGCCATTAGATCAACGTCCCCCAGTCTTCAGTTGTGGTCACGGGATCGGTAACCGTAATGTAGTCTACGTTCTCGGTGACAGCCTCGCTTGTTAAGCCGTAGTCGCGTTGGCCGCCAGATCCGACACCTGGAGCAAATGTTATCAAGACAGTCGGGAAGAATGTTCGGTTATCGACCGCGCCACCGACAAATGCCGTACTAATTGTGTATTCACCACCATTAACGTTTGCGCCTTCTGGGGGCACTGTCACCAGCTCGATGTTAACCGTATATCGCTGCAGGCCGATGTCCTCCACCTGCGGTGTATTGGCATAGATCCAGCTATAACCAGTTGGCGTAAAGCTGGTCGGTGCTGCCATCCCACTTAACAAATTGGTGGGAATGTCAAACGACAAAAAGCGGCCTTGCTGGCCGTTGTAATGACTCCGCACACTCAGCATCTCGGCCTCGGTAAGGGCCACGAATGTGAGCCGCAGTTGTTGCCCCAGAATTACATTGCTGGTACGCACTCGGCTTTGCAGCCCATTGAGTACGCGAATCTCCGAGTGCGGGTGTCGCCCTGGCGTAAAGGTCCGGCTAGCTGGTGTGAGGGTAGGAAAGGTGGCCATGTCTACCAGCGACCATCAGGGCATTTGGCTTGTTCAATGCGAGCCTTGAACTGCATAAAACAGCCGCACAGCTTGCATTGCTGCAGTCCGACGCGGAAGTGCTCACACGTTACGCAAATTGTAAGGCGTTCTATAGGGTCAAATTTTTTCATGTGCAAGGGCCGAAATAAGTTGGGGCGTCAACTGCATCAGGCTCTGTACTGGTAACAGTTAAACCCATTAGCTTATAGCTAAAATAATCAATGTTTCCTCCTCCTGAAGAAGCAATGGTTACAAGACCACCATTTTGCGTTACTGTTGCCCATCTGATGCCGCCGGGGAATCCGCCGCCAAGACCGCCGCACTGCCCTCCCCCTGCGGGTCCATAAGGATCAGTAGAGGTAGGTCGGGTTTGCAGTATTAACCCGGTAGCCCCACCAGGAACGACAGCATTGCTTCCAGGGATTGACGTAGAAAACAGTTGGCGCTGCTCAGGGTTGGGGCACTGTCCGTTGCTTTCGTCTCTAAGTTTATAAGTATAGTCAACGCTCGTCCATGTAAATGTATTGGTCCCCGTTGGGCTGATCGTTCCGGTAATCCCAGGGAATTGATCTGCGGGAGTCGCTCTGCATGGTTGAGTTACCGTAAAAGGAGTTGTCGGTATCGGCGGGCCGAAACCCGTTGGCGATGATGGGTCAGGGCACTCAATTTCAGAATAAACGCTCTTATCTATATCATTAATGACCATTGTGTAACATGGTCCTTGAGTAAGATAAACTTTGCCGCCTGGCACTGACGGGTCAAGGCGATACCACTTAACAATACCACCTGGGCAGATTACAGGCGCACAAGCATCATTACCGGGAGTCGGGTTAGAAACCGTGTTCGCAGGTGGCGTAAATGTTAAGTCGCCTGATCCTGGCTCGCTAAATCCATCACCAGCTCCGGCTTCCCCTAGGCCAGATTCTGTTTCCTCCCCTAAATCTGACGAATAGGTTGGAAAATTACCGCTGGTAAAAGTCTCGGGTGGAATAGTGGTGTCATTAAACGAGTTGATGTCACAAGTTATAGCACTTAAGCCGGTGCCAACTATTAAGCCGCTACCTAGCGCCGCGTCAACTTCTAGCGCTACAACGCTAGCCAGGTTTATGTTTACGGGGAAATGTGTTAGCTCTAGGCGCACGTCTCCTGTAATCGACTTGCCAATGCGGTCTACCTCATATAGGTAATCATGCAAACTGGAGGGGCCAGTTGAGGCGATGCGCTCAAGACGCACTCGCACAAGATCGCCAACAGCGAGGGTAGGATTAAACGTATCTGGCTTTACGCCAAGCTGCAAGCGGTGAGTGACATGCTTTCGCTTGGATACAATATAAGCTCCGACCTTGACCGCATGGTTTTCGGTAGAGCAAAAGCCAGACAGATCATGTTGTTCAAATGGTCCGTCAATAGCCGTTCCGGTATAGCGCACTTCAGTAGTACGCATTACCGGGATGCCGAGGTCATCCTGTTGGCGCCATAGCATCGCAGCGCAAAACGGTTTCCGGTCTGCCAGGGGTGTATAGGTAATGTCAAAACTGTCGGGGATCACATGATCCTCGGTAAACGTAAAGACCCAACTCACTGCTGTGGTTTTAATGGTGCCATTGGCGTTAATCGGCACCAGTGGCTTAAGGGCTTCCTTGCCGCCGATGCGTGCCTGGCGCAGCAGGAAATACTGAAGAGTCTTCCCAATCCAGTCGCGCAAATTGGTGGAATCCCTTACAACACCGTTAAACCAAAAGCCGTTTGTATTTGTAAAAGTTGCCGCCGCTAGAAGGCTGGCAGTATCAATCATCGCTTCGGGCACTCTGGAGCTATTGCGCAGCAGATATAGCAACAGATCAGCTATATTGTTGCTCGGGCCAGTAACGCTATCCAGTAGCCGGGGAACATAAATCCCACCGCGAATAAAGCAATAAACTTGACGATTCCACTGATCGAATCCCGCTGGAATTGTAACCGTAAACGCCATAGTGCTCAGCCCAGCGTATGTTCCACCTGTGCCGCAATAGGTAGGCGCCCTGAGATTAGGTGTGTTGTCAATAAAGTTGCCTGGTATAAACGTGCCAGCCCGGCGGTTGTACGTCTGCGTGTAGCTCCCGACTCGGCAGGCGCCTTGGAATACATCGCGGACTTGGATTGAGTCAATCTGCCCTTCACTCAGAATAAGTAGATAACTGGCTGTAATGTTGCTCGACACATCATCCGTAAACCGAGCTTCAGTTGCCGGGGGATTAACTAATACGCCACCTACGCCGCTAACACGGCGACAAAATACAATCGGGATTGGCTCCCCAATTACTGCACCGCGTTGTTGAGTGTCAAGACTGTCTACACCATCGGCTGCATCTTTTTTCAGGGGGCTGCCTACAACTCCACCTTGCGAAGTCAGAAACGCAAATGGGTCGGCGCCTATGATGCTCATAACTTACAAGGCGATCCAATTAAGCTTGTAGAAAAGGTGCGCGGAGGCACCTGTGCTCCTACTGGAGACAGACTACTCCCCAACTCAAGCTGAATTGACGTAAAACCGCCTTTGACGCCGACAACTTCGCCCAGATAGGACGCGATCAAGCTTTGGCTAGCAGGCGGCGATCCAGCGCCTACAAACGAATCGAACTCGTACATCCGCAGTTCAACCAGTCGAGCTTCGTCCAATGCCTGAAGCGCAACCTCCATTACAGTTGTAGTTGCAGGGAGCTCCACCGAGATTGAGGACTCAGACTGCACTTCGCCAGCCGTGATCCCGTCAGCATCAAACGGTTGGTAAAGCCAGGTGGCGCTCTCCCAGGTGACACTGGTGTTGACGTAAAAGGACTGCCACCGTTGGTAGGTGGTGGTGCCGGAGAAGATGCGCAGGAATTGGGATTGAGCGCGAGCCATCAGCGCACCCCTGTGGCATAACGCCCGGCAGGTGTCCGTAAGCCGCTGTAGATGCTGGTCGCCATCTGTTGCAAGCCGCGTTCCATGTCACGCATCGTTACATACCGCTCGCCGTTGAACTCGACCACAGGGCCCGTCGTGATGTTGATCGACGGTGCCGATCCACCGCCACCACCGCCTTCCATAATGCCGGCCCCACGTCCACCTGCCAGGTAATTTGCAGATGCTAGCGCCATTTTATTCTCTGGGATTATATATTCGGATTGACCACCCTCACCCACAAGACCCATAGTTGGTCCTGTTACGTAACCTCCTGAAGCAAACTTACTGAAACCGAGACTAGATGCCTGTGCCCAGAAATCTTTCTCGGCTTGGGTATTAGTAGCGGCGCGTTGGGCATTCAAAATCTGCTGAAACTTAACTCGCATCCTAAGTTCTGCGTTAACCCCAGCGATATAACTAGAGAAGGAACTACCTCCACTTCCCCTAATTGCACCTTGCTTTGCTTGGAAAATCTTGGCTTCCATCCATGGTTCCAGTCCTGAGAAACCTTTTAAATTAACCCCAGCGGCTCTCTGCATACTGTTAGCGGCCTTTTCCATGGAACCGGCGAAACTACCTGCGTCTCTAGCTGCCAGTGCCGTACTTGCACGTAAGTTTGCTGCTTCAACGGCGCTTCGATATGTTGCTTGTGCGCCGTACTCCTGCCAGCGTGCAATTTTTATACCTGTTTCGAGATTAGCGGCTGCTATACGTAGTGCAGAACGTTGTGCGTCAAGGGCATCTATGTGACCTTGAGTAAGTACTTTCTGTGCGCGAGCTATTGCTACAACAGCTTGTAGCTCCATGTATTTAACTCTTACTTGGTTGTAAGCAATACGCAGACTTTCTACTTGTGCTCTAATCTGACTTATCGTACTTAGATACGCTAAACGTGCATTATCTATTTCAAGTGTTCTGATTTTATCTATTATAATTGCGCGTGTTTCTAGATTTTTCGTGGCAGCTAGTGTATTCTGTAGAGACTGTATAGTTGTATTATTTACTGTTATTTGTGCTTGGTACATAGCCTGCGACAACGCGGCCATGTTTGCTGACGCGGCGGCAGCTTCGTTAAGTTTTTGTGTAGCTGCGGCCGCTTCGCGTGCAAACTGACCGGTGTAAGCAGCGACGGTTTGTTGACGGCGCTCCAAGTCGGCTGCCGACGTAGCGGCAGACTTGACTGCCTCTGCACCACGCAGAGTTTCCTGTGTAACCGCTACGGCGGTGTTGTACACATTACGGGCTTGGGCTACTGCCTCCTCCGAAACCGCTCCTCTCGCTCTCTGTGCTTCCACAGAAGCCAAATCAGCGGCAGCTATCTGTACCTTGAGGGCAGCTTCTCGTTGGGTAGCCGCAAAGGCTGCGTCGATGCCCTGTTTCTTTTGTGTGTAAATACTATTAACCGCAGATAGCTCGTCGTTCAGACTTAGGGCTATCTGTTTACGCTGTTCCAGTTCTTGGATTTGTCCTGCTCGTACTTTATCGTTGGCATCTTCGCGGGCTTTTTCAATCTCACCCTGCATTTGCATCAGTGCAATACGCACTTTATCTTGCTCAACTAGAGTGTTATTGATTTCCTGTAATTTTTGTCGCTGGGCAACAATTTTGGCAGTCTCCTTGCCTTGAGCAGCTTCGGCATCAATCAACTTGAGTAGAAGAGCTAACTCTCTCTGGGACGCAGCATCCTTAAGTCCTGCGTACTTAAGAAGAGCTTCTGCCTTTCTGTCAGCTGCAGTACGCTCAAGTTGGACAAATTTTTCTTGTTTATCGAGGTCTATGTTTCTAAGTTTTCCTTGCAGACTTACGTCCGTAGTACGCTGTTTTTCTATGTCAAGTAACTTTTTACCTGCTAAGGCACTACGCAGTTGCTGATCTACGGCCCCCTTTAATTGGGCCTTAAGTTTTTCGGTTTCTTCGTTGATGCCGCCGAACTTTTCTCTTACTTTATCCGATGTTCCTGCACCAAAAACAAGATTCTGTATCCAACCGCGTAGTCCTGTACCCACATCTAATGTCAGTGACAGTAGTTGTGTCCACCCACGTATAACTGTGGCAGTTAAATCTAGTATTGCTGTGAGGCCGGGGATCACACTGCTTAGCCCAGCTAAGGCCGATACCAGACCTCTACCACTACCTACTAAACCCTCCCAGCTTTGCTGTAAACGTAGAGTTTTGTTCGCTACATTATCGATTGTTTCCGCACTAAGTCCTGTAGTTTCATAAACAGCTTGGGCAGCAAGTGCGCGTGCTTCTTCCGCCTTACCAGCTCTAGTTAGAGCATCTATTTGATATTCAAGTTCCCCTGTAACTCTGACTATACTGTCACGCAGTTTGTCTACATCTAGCGTATCCAGTATCGTGTCTAGTTCTATTGTTTTTGCTATTGCGTCTTCAAATTGTTGACCCACGGCTGACCCAAGGATTTGGCCGCCAAAGCCGGTTCCAACGAATGACCCGAGTAAGCCACCCGCAACTTGACCTACTCCACCACCAAAAAGTAACGGAAAACCTGCGCCAAGCATCAGGTTTTCTTGCATATCGGCCGCTCTCTGGAGCGGATTAACCGGACTCGTAGGCCCGCTAGCGGCAGGCATACCACCACCACCACCACCACCACCACCACCA